TTATACTCCTATTTTTTCCTGGCAGTTTTTCTATCCATCCTCTTTCTTGTAACTGATTAATTTTTACAAAAATTAAACCCTTACTGGATACTCCTGTACCTACTTTCATTTCCTCGTAAGAAGGTGCCATATTATTTTCATCAATATATTTTTTAATAAAATTAAAAAGTTCTAATTGTTTTTTAGTTAAGTTAAATTTTTTCATTAAAAATGTTCCTCCTGGTATGTTGTTTTAGAAACTGACGCCTCTGTCTGTTTCATTGTTTTAATCTTGATTAGTCTTGGTTGTTGTTTTTTAATTCTTACTCTTTCTTCTCCTACAAACTCATCAAGTCTTTTAATTAAATTACCTGTTTGATTCTTATCTTTCTCCCAATGATTTCTTTTACAAAAATTATAAAAGTCTTCCATTCTAAAGTATGTGTATTCTCTCTTCTCATCTGTGTATGGTAGTTTGTTAAATACATCATCTACAACTCTTGCTGATTGTCTGTTTGTTGTCCAGTCTTGCAAGAGTCCAGTCAATTCATTAATAGGATCTAAAGACTCTAAAGGTTCTACTTCTTGCAGTCCTTGCATCATAGGTTTTAAAAAATGTTGTTTCCAATCTTTTGGTTTTGGTATTGGTACTATTAGATTTGCTTGATCTAAACACGCTAACGCAAATAAGTTTGGACTGTAAAGTTGTTCTGATTTTAATTCTATTCTTTTTTTATCTACATCTAAAAACCATTGTGGTGGATTAGATGAATATTTAGTTAAGCTTCCCAATACAGGCATCTCTTCTTCACCAAAACCTACACCAAATCTTTTAGTTCTACATAAACTGATTGACATACTGCATTGATAGGTGCATCTTTACATCTATACTTGTCATAACCTTTTCTATTTACAGATTTAATTAGTTGTTGAACCTCACTATTACTTAATGGTGGGTCCATAAATTTCATATTTGCTTTTACAATTTCATCTTCCCAACTATCTGGTGATGATTGTTTATAGTAAACTGCTACATTAAATAATGCATTGTTTCTGGAACCCTCACCAAAACCTATTGATGCTAATTTGTTTAAGCAAGGGGGTCCTCCAGGAAATGCTTCTTCTATTTTTTTCTCTTCTGTTTTGATTTCTTCGACTTGTTCTTTAGTCCGAGCGTAAACATCATAGAGCTCAAAAAATTCCTCAAGTGTACAACCGGCGCCATTATCATTGATAGCATAACGTAGTCCTTTCATTTCATTGTGGTAGGGTAAATTTAAAAAATTACCAGTGTCCCCACGATCCACTAATATTTCTGTTTGTTTTGGAAAAATTTCTGATCCTTCATAACCAAGTAAGATAGCAAAAGATTTTAATTTTGATTGCATCAAAGATGCAGGAATGTTTTCTCGTGGTAAATAAAAATACGTGTGCGCCGCCAGATTTACTACGGCAAACTATTAATGGGAGTTTAAGATTCCGAATACTTTTAATGAGGCCAACATGATCAAGGTTATATTCGTCAATATCAATGCACCCCCACCTACAATCATTATTTTCTGTGATAGGGATAATCCCAAGGGCGGGACCTTTTCCTGTAAGATGGTTTTCCCAGAGTTCTTCGGTGACGGTACCACGTACAATAAAAGCTTTTCCTTGTTGCTTTCCGTTTTCGCCACGTTCTCCAGGTTGATATTGTCCATATGCTATAGTTAGTCCACTAAATATATTTTTAAATTTATCTTTTTTCATTATCATTTCTTATTTCTTTGTAAAGGGGGAAGTTACCTTCCCCCTCGTTTTTATTAGTAAGGAGTTGAATCCTTAATCTTCTCTTCTACATCAGCTTTTGTTTGAACGGTCCCTTTAGATACATTCCCAGAAAAATCCTTTGCACTTAAATACAAAGCCTTATCTGCTTGACCTAAAATTCTGTCCTGCGTTACAACCCAGCCATACCAAGAACCTTTGTCGTTCTTTTGTAATGTAGATGCTAGATTATAAACAACTCCGTGCATAGGAGGTATAGCAAATCCCCCTTTACCATCAGCAATTTGTATGGTTTTCATCATAGAATTCCATTTTTTACTGACGTTTAATTGAGTTGATTTCATTGTGATCAAAGCAGGAGTAAAACCACCTGACTTTGTCTCAATCATTACATAGTAAGACGCTGTCTCTTCTAAATAATTACCATTTGGTAATCTAATTTTAGAGCCATCTCTCTTACCTGTTGCGATTACCGGACTGTTTGGTAGATGTACAGCCACCGGAGCACCTGGACCATCGCCTCTATCAGACCATTCTGGATAATCTTTTTTGTAGTAGCAAGGAATTATCTTGATACCTTTTTTACCATCGAATAACTCGCTGGTAACAGTATTATAGATCATACCTGGTTTGGCACCCTCTATATACTTTCCATCACCTTCAGTTACCTGCGGTGACAGTTGTCCCAAGATTCTGACAAATGGTAACGCCATATCTTCTTGCGTCATATTCTCAAAACCTTTAGCTGCATCATCACCAAACAAGGCAAGTGATCCAGTGTCTTTTTTCATTACTTCATTACTCATTATTGTTTCTCCATTATTTCCGGGTTATTTTAGTTTTGTCTTTAATCCAAGTACTAAAGACATCAGAAGGCATATCGAGCCCGGACTCGATACGCTCTCTGAATAGGGCAGTTAATGTCATCCAAGCTACATCAGATTTCTGTTGTGGCTCATACCCATTTTCTGCCGCAAGGTTCAGCAATTGCTTCGCCTTGTCATCTTCTCCCTTACCAAAAGTTACAAAGATATTGTTTTTAATAATATCTCCTAACCCTTGTTCACGAAGCCATTTATAGCATTGCGCTCTCTTCTCTTCATCTTTTGGAAGAGTGCATCTAAATTCTTTTTTAACAGCTACTTTAGATCCATCAGCTAATTTAATTTCTGATAGTCCTTGTTCTGCCAGTAATTCTGGTATTACACGAGAACTGATATCATCAGCCTCTAGTTTTTTAGTTTTGAGTTGCTCTTCTAATGCTGCAATCTCATCTTCTTTTTGTTTTAACTTTACACATTCTTGTGCAACAGTTGTACCTCTACATTGTCTAAAAGATCTTTTGAATCTTCTAACATCATATTTCTTACTTCACTCATTGTTATCCTTTCTGATACCCATCCACTTCTAATGGATAGTATCTATATTCGCGTTTATCCCATTTCAACATATTAAACTGTCCGTTTGTAGTGTCACATACTGCCGCAGTTGATATTCCTATTATTACAGGATCTCCTACCGCAAGTAAATAATCTTCTTTTCGAAAGTCTTGTAAATTCTTTTGCATCTTTTGAACATAAGGTGCAGTAGATAATATTGCCTGATCTCTATTAGGCAAACATATTACAAGATAACCAAAATCGGACGCACTCAATATATTAATATTAGGCGCTGGTTGTTGAATCACATATACAAATGTTTCTTTAGGATTAGTTTTAGAAAATTCTAAAAACTCTTCTAAAGATCTTGGTTTATATAACTCAAATATTTTATTTTTCATTTCTTATTTCTTTTACTTGACAGACTTCTTACAGTAATTTATATAATTGTCAACTAGAAAGAAGAAAATAATTATGAAATATAAATTTAAAACAAAACCCTATGCGCATCAATTAAGTGCATTGGAAAAATCGTGGAATAAAAAAGAGTACGCATACTTTATGGAGATGGGTACAGGTAAATCAAAAGTATTAGTTGATAATATGGCAATACTTTATGACAAGGGTAAAATAAATGGGGCATTAATTATAGCACCAAAAGGTGTATA